CCTTGCTGCCTGCTCATGCCAGAACAAAAGTTCACTAGCCGTCATCGACCAAATTTCAGTAGGCTGGAAATGGAAAAATGCAGCGATATCGCCTATTGCATCTTTCCAGTCTACTGGAAATTTCCGAAAATTCCTTGGACCTCCTTTGCCACTTGTGCATAGTCGTCCAGACTCATTTTTTCTAAATCGCTAACAGGAATTTTAGTAAGAGCCGACACGAGCTCAAACGTTTTTGCTACTTCGCCAGACGCCCTATCCATGGCCTTTAGAACGCCAGCAAAAATGTCGTCTTTTTCCGGCAGGGTTAACGCCGAAACTTCTTCGCCCATGCTTTTAATGGGCTTCTTCAATTGAATTGTTTTCACGGGGCTCCTCCTTGACTATTCTTGTTCTGCCGGGTCGCCTTGCATCTTGACAGTTGCCCATCCATCGGCAAACTTGACCGGGTCAGCAGTGAATGCATTCGTGATAAGGAAATGAACGCCTGTATCGGTTTCGAACTTCAAGGTCTTATCAACCCAGTCGCTCATGTCGCGAATCTTGGTGGAAGATGTATGCGCGACCTTGAACTCTACCTCGGACGGAACGGCCTCTTCCTGATAGCCGACCAGCACACCAGCCGCCATGATTGGAGTGCGTTTCATCCCGCCCACATCCAGGCTGGCGCCCTTCTCGCTTCTCATCAATTCGCCGTCAACCTTTACGTAAACAATACCTGTTACCTTTGCCATTTATCGGCTCCTCTTAAAGCAAGAATTGCATTTGGCCCGCAAAGACACGGAAGCCATTTATTAAGTCAGTCGGGATTAGCGCATCAACACGATCTGGATCTGTTTCGTTGCGCTCGACAACTAGCTCTTCCTTGAACTGGTCGAAGTTCTCGACATTGGCCAGCGACATCTGAGCCTTGAACCAGGCCAGAATCTCACTCTTGATCACGGACGGAGTAACCACGGCCACGCCCTCACCGAAGACATTGCCGTCATCGGCTAGTTTGTGACGCGGGTATTTCAACGCGATCCAGGCGTTTAAGGTATAGCGCAATTGAGCAAGATTGCGCACCGTAGTCACATCCAGATAACTAGTGTCAGCAACACTTAGCGGGTTGGTTTGGTAAGTTGTTATCAGGCGCTCGATACGAACAGCACCGCTGCTATCAACAGTTGTCGTGGCAATGCCATCAGTCAAGAGAACAGACCGCTCAGTGAATGTAAATCTGTCGTCGCCTTCCGGAGCCATGATCTCAGTCAGCTCTAGCCCTTGGCGCGGCCTAGAAGCATCTACCTGGCACTGATAGGCATCGACAGCGCCAACGTTGGCAGCAGACAGCCAGAACGGAGTTGGCAACGAAGGCAGGCCTAGAACTGTGCTATGTGGGCTGTTGCGTGCATTGCCGTATGTGGTCAAATTGCCCTGGGTGTCGTTTTTGGCGACAAACACATGCCCCTCAATTTGCTCTAATGGACCCCAGCGATCGGCCAATTCGTCTTCAATCTTCTCGACCTCAGCAGCAACGTTGGTGCCGAGAATAATAGTGTGGAACTGCTCAGCAGCCATGGCGGTCAGAGCGTCGTCATAATCCGGATCGGTGGCGCCGCTGGCCATAGGCGTTACGGCAACAGTCAAACCAGCAGGCGTCTTCTGGCCAGTGGCATAGTTCACGCGGATGTCGATGCCAAGCGTGTTGGCACCCTTCCAGCGACTCGTGAAAGTCACATCGCCGGCGCTATTAACACCAATAGCCGGGATGGTTGAGTCTGCATCGCTGGCAGCATCAAGAGCAGCGCCAACAACAGTTGGAGTGTCACCCGTGGTTACTGGTATCGAAAGATGATGACCACCAACGTAAACATCGAGAGTGCCGTCTTCGGTCGCGGCCGTGCCGGTGATGGTCACCTTGCCGGCAGAGGCAACACCAGCCCCGTCATCGGCCAATGCGATGGCCCATAGTTCGGTGTATGGATTGGCCTCTTTGAACGTCTTGCACATTTCAGCCACTTGGCTACCAACGCCAAAATATTCTTCGGCCGCGGTTCCGCTAGGGATGTAGACCAAAGTTTCAACAGCCTTGGTTCCAGTTCCAGTAGTTTTCACCTGCCCAACAACCAGCGCCTTGTGCGGCATGCCGCTTAGCCCCTGAACTGCCCTTGAGTTGTCAAACTCAATATAGCGTCCAGGGTTGCGCAGCGTGATAGGAATATTATTGAAACTGATAGTCATCGTTATTCACCCTTTTCCTTTTCGATTTGTTTAATCTTTTTGGCAGGCGCTTCGACATGAACAACGATCTCGACATCGCCGTCCTTTATCCGTCGCAGCCAATAAGTTGATTTCGGCTTCATCTCACCCTCTTCTTTTAAGATCTGCCTAGTGATTGGGTCTCTGATAATGAGCCCCTTTCTTGTGGGCCGCATCAAAACACGTTCTCTCATGTTTCGGTCTCCAACGTGGTTATGCTTTCCATGACTTCTACGTCATCAAGCTCCCACGTTCCATAAAGTGTTACAAAATCATCCAGCCCACTTGCATCAGGCTCGATGTCATAGTCTTGATCCCAGGCCACGGCCCACAGGGCCACGCCTAGCTTGTCAATGGAAATACTGAACAAATTATCATCGCGAATATTTTCGGGCACGTGACAATAATCATCGCCCCAACGGTTAGAAGGAATAAGCTCTAACAGTGCCTGAGCTATCACCATAGCTTGCGCGTCTCGTCTCTCATCTGATGCACCGCGCACAACGATAAAGGCAGCCCACTTTCTAGGACTAACCTTTGTTCCGCCCTCTTGGCGCATCGTGCCGCCACCCAGATTAGACACAACAACAGCAGGAGCACGCACAGCATAGTGCTTGATATCAGCCAGGCCGAACTTGCCGCCATGAGACTCGACCGTCTTCAACGTCGGAATGGCCGCCTTGATTGCGTCAACAATGGCTGTTCTTACAGTCAAAAAGCTCATCGCATGAGGCCCCTAATCCATTCAGTTATCGTTGACTCGATTTCCTTCTCGTCCTCAAAGCCGATGCCCAAATATGGTCTGGCCGGTATTCGTCCCATGCCTTCTTGATGCACACCTGCGTAAATCAGGTTCGAGCCGATCTCGGTTTGCAGTGTATCTGTCTCGTGCTGTATCGAGTCGCGCAAATGGCCAGCGCTCATCAACAAAGATTGATTTTCATGCCTAGTAGCAGCATCGCTGTCAGACCATTCCTGCCAATCTGTTCCATCTGGCGCTTTCTTCTCTTCTTCGACTCTGTATTGTGATTGCGATTCGACAATGCCGCCGATATTGTCCATCAAGGGCTGTAAATCGACATGGACAAGGCTAAGCATTCTAGCCATAAACCCGCCATCGCTAACATGCACAGTGTGGGCGATTCCAGACATTAGACCCCCCACATAGTGGCACGTGTGAAAATGCGTACTGGGTTGCTTGAGGAAACAGCCACGTTTAAAGGAGTCGTTGCCGGTTCGTCAGCGAGCCCCAGACTGGCCTTGCCGGCAACAACATCCTTGAGCCATTTAATTGCATCTTCGTAGCGAGTCCGGCGCTCTTCTGTCAGCGCGTCGGCAGTGCTGGCCATCATATACATTGCTACATCGCCCGATATGCGAGTTAAGATGCCAGGCACTGTAGAAAGTGGCAGGTCGTATCTTTGTGAGAGATAGGAGTCGATTAGATCGTCAGCGTCTGCAATGGCCTCAACAACAACATCTACGTCAGACGCCCCGTCACCATCACGGTCGGAGACGAGCAAGACCTCTTCTGTGCCATAACGGTCTTCGAGGTTTTTGTGCGTAGCATAGGCCATTTATCCACCTGAACCATTAGATGACAATCTCTTGAACCTTTAAGTTGCGCTCATTCTTGATTAGCTGGCGTTCCAAAAGACTGAGATCGCTAATCGGAATAATGATCTCTTTGTCTCCGAATTGTCGGCCGGCGCGCCAAAATGACTTATGGTTCACCGTGCAAATTTTCAGAGCGCGAACCTTGCCAGATGGCTCTTCCTTGCGCATTTCAGCAATGAGCTGGAGCTTCTCGGAGATCTCAGATTCGGCTTTTTCTAGCGCATCGATACGCTTTTTGATTTCGATCTCTTTGGCTGCAATAGCATCAGAACGAGATTTGAGTTCTTCAGCATAGCGATCGTTATCTTCGGCCTTTTCTCTGATTAGCGCCTCAAGGGGCTCAAGTTCTTTCACTCTCGCCTCTAGCTCTTGGGTACGAGCCTCAATGTCAATAGGCTCTTGGTTCTCTTCTTTTTTGCGGCTCATTGTTCACCTCTGTATTAGGTCATGTACGGCGAAACGATAACTTCGAACGCCTGGTAGAGCGGGTTGCTGGCGCCAGTCGATAGCACCTGGAGATTGACCAGCTCTTTGGCAGAGTCTTCATTGCTTGGGCCACAAACAATGACGTTCGGGTTAACGTTTAGTGGATGGCCATTGTCAGATTTGAACCCGCGCATGGCAGTGCGAGCAGCCTTGACATTGGTTGCATTCAAGGTGTTCAGGCTGCCATAAGCCATCTGCCAGAACCCAAAGCCAGCGTTGCAACGCGCATCGACGCCATAGAGGTATTCATTGCGCATGAACACGTTCTCGTTGCTCTTGTCAACGAGCGCTTGGAACTCATAGTCTTGACGCTTCTGGAAGATCATCGGTTTGAGAGGACGACGAGTATCAAGCAAGCACCACAGCGCACCGCCACCAGTGGCATCATAGTTGGCCACGGTGGAAGAGCCGACGGGATGGTCGGTGTCAAAGAAGTACTGGCCATCGTACCATTCGGTCGCATTGCCAACAGCCAACAAGGCGAAGCTCAGAGAGTCGGGATGTTCGGCAGCAGCTTGTCCCATTGATTCGAAGATGGGAGAATAGACGCCCAACACGTCATCTTGAATGTCGCTGCGTTTGACGCCGACAGTCGATTCGAACGGGTTGTTGGTAATGGCATAGTGGTGCGCCTTCAGGTCTTTGATGTGGCGGTCGCCAATCCACTGGCGCAATGCCGGGAAGTCGCCAAGCCAACCATAGTCTTCGGCGGCTGTTTTGCTCATTACCAGGGTGGCAATCTTCGACCAAAGAGCCGGCGAACCTGCAAACCCTTTCTGGAAGGACGATTTAAACGCCCTGAAAAGGTTCTCTAGTGCGGTTTGATTGATTATCATCGTCTTTCCCTTTCTTAGGTTTCGATGTAAATGGTTACGTCAGCGAACGCGGCAGTGTTGTCGTTCGTTCCACCGACAGTAAGTTCGATTGCATCACCAGCAGCAACGGTCTTGGCTGCCGACGGAGTGACGTTGTCGATGTCGCCTTCGGCGCTTCCCGCTTGGGTAATGGTGATGGCGCCAGTTGTAACCGGCGTGCCGTTGATACTTGCGGTAATGGTTGCGTTACCAGTAGCAAGCGCGTGCCCTTCCAGAATGGAATAAATCTTGGCAATGTCACCAGCCACAGGACTCACCACGCGGTAAACCTTGGCGTCGCCACCGACCAGGTTGGCCACACGAGCGGTCAAGGCTACCTTGTTGGCAGCGATATTGGCGCGAGCGGTCGCGGCGCTGTGAACGTCAGAAAGGTCATTGGCCACCAAAAGAGCCAACGATGGATTGGCATTGGCAGGCGCATGAATGCGCACCCAAACGCCATCGGTGTCAAGAGCAACAACGTACCCCACAGGGCTCTTGGTTGTACTGGTCTTGCAGACAGTTTCATCATCTTCGGCATAGCATACTTTGCCAACTTCGGTCTTGGTGATTGCATCGGTTGCAGAGTTTTTGAGTTTGAAACAACCAGTGCGAACTTCGAGATTTTCAGCAGCAGCGGAGGTACTCAAAAATTGCTGTTGAGAGATGCCAACGCAAATCTGGCTGGCAGCTGCGGCCATTGGTTGAGCGTTACCACTGGCATCGAGAGCAACAATCTGCCCGCGATAAAATTGTTTGGCCGCTGCGCAAGGGTAGCTGTAAAACTCGTCATCACGCCGCGGAGTGCTACGATCTGCTGATAGAGCCATTTTCGAATCTCCTTATTTAGTGTTCTTGAATTGTTCTTCAGTAATGCCCATATCGCGGCATAGTTTCTTTTGATCTTCTGTCAGTGGCAATTCACTGATCGTCGAAGGCTGTCTGTTGTCCAGCCCCGAGTTGATGGCAGCAGCAACGACTGGCGCATCTTTCACAAATTGCTTGAAGCGTTCCAGCCCGCCTTCTTGATGGCATTGGGCCCGGTGATATTCCACGGTCGCAGGGGTGATTTTGCCA